ACAACGTAAAGAAATTTGAGACTTTTACTTGGGGAAATCAAAGTTACGGACATGTAGCATTTAGAGATAATGATAAAGCTACACTTGGAGCAAGTGAAGATTTACAAATTTATCACGATTCATCAGACTCTTACATTAATAACAGTACAGGAACTTTATATGCAAGAGGAGATACAATATCTCTTAATGCTATGTCAAATACTGAAAAGTACTTAGATGCCACAGTAAACGGAGCCGTAAAGCTGTACTACAATGGTGCAAGAACTTTAGAAACATATCCCAACGCTACACATTTCTTTGGTAATGCTTATGAATGTAATCTTGATTTTAAAAGAGGAGATAATGGAAATAGAATTGGTTTCTTTGGCATAACTGCTGGTGGTAGAGTTCAGCTTAATGGTGCAGACGGTGCAGGCGGTAGTTATGAAACATATTTAGAAGGTAATTTAAACGGAACTACAGAACTTTACTACGACAATGTTCTCAAATTACGTACAGACACGGCTGGAGCAAGAATAAGTGGGAATTTATATATAGATGGTGTTGTCAACGCAAGCATTAGAATGCAATCTGGGCCAAGTACTGTTTATGCTGGAATTGATTTTTATAATAATGCTGGAAGTGCAGCTAACTCAATCAATAGTTATGCTGCAAGTATTCTCTTTATAACAGGTCGTTCTGCAACGGTATTTAGTGATGTAAGTGGTGAAATTTGTGAGATTGTTAGTAGTGGTATTAATCCGAGAACTTCATCTACTGTTGCTGACTTAGGAACATCTTCTAAGCGTTGGAGAAACATTTATACTAATGACCTTCACTTATCTAACAAAGGTGGATCTAACGATGTTGACTCAACTTGGGGTGACTGGACTATACAGGAAGGAGAATCAGACTTGTTTTTAAAAAATAATCGTTCTGGTAAGAAATACAAATTTAATCTAACGGAGGTGAACTAATGACTGTATTTATAGGCGGTACTGGCACCGCTAACGGATTAGATGACTTTGAAGAAGGTACTTGGACTCCTGTACTAAAAGATGCTGCTAGTGGTGGTACTACTTATAGTGGTGGCGGTAGCTGGACATCATATGCAAATTACACAAAAGTTGGTAATCTAGTTCGTTTAACTGGAAACTTTTACGCTCTTGCTAGTACTGGAATGAACACCAGCAATCAAATTTTTGCACATGGAGTACCTTTTACTGCTGATGGAACACAAGTTTGTTTTGCTAGGTTATCATATTTTAATAACATAGATAATACTCAGTTTGGTACACATTGGCAGATTAATAATGGTGAAACCGTATTGAGGTTACTAAAAATGGATGATAACGCAGGAGCTAGTAGTAATACTCCTGTTAACTGGGGTCACATCCAATCACAGAATTACTTTGGTATTCAATTTACAATGGTATATATTACAACTCAATAATCGGAGATTAATTTTAATGGCATTAACTGAATCAATCGAATATGACAAGATAGAGGTCATAGGCACATACAAGGCAGTACACGTCAGAAAAGCAACAGTCATCAAAAAAGATGACGAAGAAATAACAAGAGCTTTTAATAGATATGTACTACATCCAGACTCAGACATAAGTAAAGAACCAGCAGAGGTTGTTGCTGTATGTAATGCAGTTTGGACACAAGGGGTAAAAGATGCGTGGACAGCTTTCTTATCAGAAGGTTCTTCAATAGAAAAAGCTACCCAAAATAAATAATTAAATTTTATATTAAAAAATGGCAATTACAAAAACTTGGGAAGTAAACACCCTAGAAAGAGAGCTAGCTGATGGCTACGTTAAAAAAGTTATCTACCGTGTAAAAGGTATAGACGGTAGTGAAGAAAAAGCAAGAGCAACTGGCGAAGTAAACCTTGAAAAGCCAGAAACTCTTATACCTTACAAAGATCTAACTGAGTCAACAGTACTTGGTTGGGTTAAAGCAAAACTAGGAACTGATGAAGTTACTGCTATCGAAAAATGGTTGGATAATGAAATAGCACTTCTTAACACACCAGTTACAGCCACAGGCAAGCCTTGGTAGAAATACCTCAGTTTCCTACTATAGAAACCCCGTCAATACCTCTCCCTACAGCAGATGTTCCATCCTACATCCCGCTGGTTGTACCTCCGAGCGATCTTCGCGAACCAGAAGGGACACAACCAGCAGAAACCAAAGAGGTGCAACCTCAAACAAGAAAGTTAGATATACCTATCATAGATATACAGATGCCACTACCGTCACCAGAAGTTATGGTTACAGCTGTAACTACGGCGGTAGCAGCTGTGGCTACAACCACCCTTGCCCAGCCCTTCTTTGACATAATTAAAAAACGAGTACAGAAGTTCTTACAAGGCAAGATAGATAAATGGAAGAAAAAAAGAAAGGTATCTTTACAAAAATAAAAGAAGGTATAGATGACCATGATGAGCAGATGGCTATACTGGCTGCGATTGTGCGGCTAACTGTAGTCATTTGGTCTGGGTTTATTATTACACTAAACTATGTAGAAATACCGATGGTAAAAAA